CGGAAACACTTGTCGGTACTTCAATTGGATCCCACAGCCCAAGATAAAAATCCTGCACTGGCGTGTCTCGATAAAAACTGGTTTGCTTGTGAAAATCGGCCATTAAATAAATCCTCGTGAAAATAGTTTGCCTTCGCGGAAATCATCGAGATTGAAATCATCGCGTATTCTGCGCGGATTGTAGTATGTTTCAAGTGCAATGGAAATATTTAATTTTGTCGGAACATACGAATTAAAAGCCTCAACGTAAACATAATCGACATCTGGTTCAAGTGTGTACGAGTAATCTTTTACTATCACTGGTACATCATTAAACTGTTGATCACCTAAGTAATTAAACAGTATGATTCCTGGTGGTGTACCTGCATTAGCACTTGAAGCACCGAAATACGGTTTCAGTATCGATTTAAAGAAATGCATTACTGCAAGCAAGTACCTTGCTTCAGGTACAGTCTGAGCAGTAAAATCGCCGGACACTAAAATTTCTTTCGGGTACGATTTAACATACGAAGGGTATTTGTATGCACTTTGCGCAAACGCATAATCATCATACTCAGCTGTGCTACCAGCTTGAACTGTAGGTGTATATGGAAAATACAGCCTGTTTTGTTGGGCAAGTGGAAACAGTATATTGCTCTCACTTCTTGCACCAAACACGTTTTCGACACCGCCCGATTTTGCTCTAAGCGAACAGCGTAAGTCATTTGCCATAATATTCTCCAATCTCTATACGACTATTTATCTTGGAAAAATACCCCTCTAGAAAAGGTTGACTTAGGAGAGTTTTTAGTATAAAATATGCTGAACAATAGAGTGTCCAATGGATTTGACACAGGAGTCAAAATGGCAAAACGTAAGGTTAATTACCTCAATAACAAGGATATGTTAAAAGAGATTCACAAAAGTAAAATTAATTTTTGTGAGTACGACTCGGAATCAGACACACTGTTTGATTCAATAGTTGACAACTTATCTGACATCACACAAGAAAAAATCACAGAAGCCAAAGAAGCACAAGCTAAACGGCTGTCCAAAGAAGCACATTTAGTTGCAGTTGAGAAATTTGATCGCGGCGAAATGGAGCAAAAAACAAAACCGAAACTGGCCACATACAAAATTGATGCAAGTGACATAGCCACTAAAGATTTAGTTTTTCGTGTTATGACTTTTGATCATATTCCCGAAGATCTCGAACGTAAGAAAACACACAAAACAGTTGCTGATCGCCATGTGAAACTAAACTTTGTGCCGTTCAAACATTACCGTGTTAGAGACGATGCAAATGATGCACGAGATAATAGCTTTTTTGCTGTCACAAACGATGACGGCAATGAGATTTATGTAAAGGAAGTGTTACGTTCTCATTATCACAACGGCGAATTTAACTTGACTAACGGCTCAGTTACACGCAAGCTTGCTGAAATGTACCTGCTCATGGTTAACAAGTACGGCGAGCGTTCAAATTGGAGAGGCTACACTTACCTTGACGAAATGAAAGGGCAAGCATTGTTACAGCTTTCGCAAATGGGATTACAGTTTAACGAAGCAAAAAGCGACAACCCGTTTTCGTATTTTACTGCATCAGTAAAAAACAGTTTTACTCGTATACTAAATCTTGAAAAGCGTAACCAAAACATTCGCGACGATTTACTTGAGCAAGCAGGTCAAGCGCCTAGCCACACACGTCAAAATGCACATGAAGAAACAGTTCGCAGGAACTGGGAAGATGCGCATCGCGTGGCTAAAGAACAATAAAAGGAGTTATTGTGAGTAACTTATTTAAAAAGGTAGCCTGCTTTACTGATATACACTACGGAAATAAACATAATTCGCGTGTTCATAATAACGATTGCGAAGACTTTCTAAAATGGTTTATCAGTGAAGCAAAAGCAAGAGGATGCGAAACTTGCATCTTCTTGGGTGACTGGCACCATCATCGTTCTAATGTTAATGTTTCTACATTAAATTATACCATGTCGGGTTTGCGCATGCTTAACGAAGCGTTTGATCAAGTGTACATAATCACTGGTAACCACGATTTGTTTTATCGTGAAAAGCGCGAAATACATTCGCTTATCATGGGCCAGGAGTTCAACAACATTAAAATTGTAGACGAAAAAATCGTTGACGGTGATGTTGCTATTGTGCCTTGGTTAGTTGAAGACGAATGGAAAGAAGTAAAAAAGATCAAAACAAAATACATGTTTGGTCATTTTGAGATTCCGGGTTTTAAAATGAATGCGCTTGTCGAAATGCCCGACCATGGACAAATCAATCGTACACATTTCCAGCATCAGGAATATGTTTTTAGTGGTCACTTTCACAAAAGACAGCAGTCCGGTAATGTTCATTACATGGGCAATCCGTTTGGTCACAACTATGCAGATGCTTGGGACTTTGAACGCGGTGCTATGTTTTTAGAATGGGATAAAGAACCTGAGTACGTTGACTGGACAGATGGCCCACGATACATCACATGCAAGCTTTCAAGTTTACTTGACGACACAGACACTTATCTCAAGCCAAAGACTTATGCAAAAGTATCACTTGATATTGATATTACTTACGAAGAAGCTAATTTCCTGCGCGAAACGTTTATGGAGAACTACGACATACGTGAGTTCAAACTGTTACATGACCGTTCGGAATCAGAAGAGCATGAATTCGAAGGTGAAATCGAGCATCAAACAGTCGATCAAATTGTGCTTGAGCAACTTGGTAGCATTGAAAGCAACTCGTTTGATAATGCTAAACTTCTTTCAATATACAACGAGCTTTAAATGATAAAAATTAAAAACATAACCATTAAAAACTTTCTCAGTGTCGGTAACGTCAGTCAAGCGATACAGTTCACGGACGAAGAGTTGGTACTTGTACTAGGTGAAAACTTAGACTTGGGTGGCAACGATTCGCGCAACGGTGTTGGTAAAACTACTGTGATTAATGCCTTGTCGTACGCTTTGTACGGCGAAGCAATTGTTAAAATACGCAAAGACAATCTAGTAAACAAAGTTAACCAAAAGAACATGATGGTGTCACTTGAGTTTACTGTTAACAACAGCAACTATAAAGTCGAACGCGGTCGCAAACCAAACGTGTTCAAGTTTTATGCTAACGGTCAAGAGTTTGGCGACGAAGACACCAACGAAGCACAAGGTGACAACCGATTAACGCAACAAGAAATTGAACGCATAATCGGTTTATCGCATACCATGTTCAAACAGATTGTTGCACTGAACACATACAACGAACCGTTTTTGAGCATGCGAGCTAACGATCAGCGTGCAATAATAGAACAACTGCTTGGCATCACTAAATTAACCGAAAAAGCCGAAGTACTCAAAGGGCTAGTAAAGTTGACTCGCGATCGTCTTAAAGAAGAAGAGTTTAAAATTAAAGCTGTTCAAGAATCTAACAAACGCATAGAGAAGAATATTTCTTCGCTTAACTTAAAGTCGCGTTCGTGGGAATCGTCAAGGCAGAAAAAGATCGAAAGCATCAAAAGTGAACTTAAAGACTTGTCGGATCTTGATATCGAAAAAGAGATTGAGAGCCACAAGTCAAACAGCACTGCTAAAGATTTGCAATCGGTTATTAACTCGCTAGAAAAAGAAATTTCCTCAATCGAGTGGAAAATTAAATCGTTTCGTACTACAAAAGATCGTGCCGAAGAAAAGATGAATTCGACTCACGATAGCAAAGAGTGCCCAACTTGCGGACAAGGCATAGGTGATGCTACGCACGAAGAACTGGTAGCAAAATACAAACTTGAGTTCGACGATGCAAGCAAACATATTGCTGAATGCGAACATGATATCGAAATACTAAAAGCAGAGTTAGAAAAAACCGAGACGCCTGCCGAAAAACAAAACACGTTTTACTCGTCAGTTGACGATGCTTATCATCACAAAAGTGTATTAAGTGCGCTGGCTTCGGATCTTGAAAACGAATCAAAAAGCGAGAACCCGTACATTGACCAAATTGAAGAACTTCAAAAGAACGGTCTTCAAGAGGTTGACTTCGA